AATGACATCGTCCGCTCTGTGACGGATGACCGAGTCAAACAAATCGTGGTAAAAGCCCCGACCGGCGGAGGAAAAACAACATTGCTCGAGTTGATCGTCCCGTGGATAATCGCCCAGCAACCTGGGCCTATGCTGGTAATTGGACAAACCGATGAAACGACCAAAGAATGGGCTGAGTCTAGGTTGATTCCGATTCTCGAAGCCTGCCCGCCGGTTGCAAAACTGTTTCCTAGTGACAGGCACCTGAAACGGAAAACGAGCATCTTGTTTCCGCATATGGCGATGTTTCTTTCTGGGGCAAACCTGAGTAGCCTTCAGGAGAAATCAATGCGCTACTGCTACGGAGACGAATGCTGGAGATGGGACGCGGGGATGATTGGGGAGCTTAAAAAACGGCATCATGACCGTTGGAACCGCAAAACCATACTCTGTTCTCAGGCTGGCAACGCCGGGGAGGATTTTGATCTGGAATTCCAATCTGGCACGATTCGTGAATGGGGCACTGAATGCGAATCGTGCGGACAGTGGCACAAGTACCTGTGGAATTCAATCAGATACGACGAGGCAAAAACCGAGGCTGGAGAATGGGATTGGCAACGCCTAGCCGCTAGCGTCCGCCATCAGTGTCCACACTGCGATTACGCGACGCTGGACACCGCGCAGGGGCGGCGCAGTTTGTCTAACCGTGGACGGTACGAGATGCAGGACGGGAATCAGCCGATCAGCGGAAACACGTCATTCACATGGTCGGCGCTGGCGGTGTGGTGGATTCCCTGGGCCGATTTGGTTATCGAATGGCTAAAGGCTCAAGAGTCCAAACACAGAGGGATGACCGACCCGCTGCGGCAGTTTGTCCAGAAGCGACTGGCGCAATCGTGGAGGGCGGAGCAGGAAGCTCCTGAAATTAACCTCACCGCAGGGGATTATTACCTGTCAGATCATGTGGATGGTCAACCGATAGACAACGAAGTGAAGCGCATTATGGCAATCGACCGGCAACGCGACCATTTTTGGTGTACTATTCGTGCATTTCGGATTGATGGATCAAGTCGGCTCCTATGGGCTGGAGAAATGTCCACGGCAGAAAATTTAAGGGTGCTTCAACAGAAAATGAAAGTGCCCGAAAAATTAACCTTTATTGATGCTCAGTACGATACCGGGTTGACGTATACAGATTGCGTTCGGTTTAATTGGACCGCGCTTCATGGTTCTGGGAGAGATGGGTTTACTCATATTCAGTCTGGAAAACAGGTTCAGAAATTCTTTTCGCCAGTGAAAGAAGCCGCCGCTCCGACTGGAGGACGGGCGCGCTACATTTTTTGGTCAAATGAAGGAGTGAAGGATCGTTTGTCACAACTCAGAGCGCAGGGATCACCGGTTTGGGAATACCCTAAAGACGTTCCTTCCGAATATCTGAAGCAGATCAATTCTGAGGTGAAACGCGAAGTGGTGGACAAGGCAACAAAAAGAATCACCCATCGCTACGTTAAACTGCGGAAGGACAACCACATGTGGGATACCGAGGCGATGACCACAGCCGCCGCTCTGATGCTGGGGCTTCTGAAGGATCATTGACAAATCACCGCGACGGTGGCAGTCTCAGTGCTGGCAGACGTGTTCCCAACGGAAGGCGCTGCCTTTTTTGCTTTAGAGTGTGAGTCCTAAACACCTAGTGCGCGCTTTAATGTCGCGAGACCTTGCCGAGCTGCGAGCCATGCGGGACGCTAATTTGGACAAGGTTATGGCAGGACAAGGTGGCTATCTGGCAGCGTCAACAGTGAACGGGTCCAGTTTCACGTTTGCCAACGGCATGACAGCATCCGAGGTATTGACCATCGTTCAACAGGCGATCGATCTTAAAGAGGCTGGAATCTGCCAGCCGATCACGCGCACCTCGATTCGTTTCGTATGAGTCTCGTCTCAAAGCTCAAATCTTTTTTCAAGTCCGACGTTCCGAAGGTCTCATCGGAATATCAGGTTTACCGTCGTCAGCGTCTAATCGAGGGCGGCGCATGGGGAACGCAACCATTTTACCAACAACATCTTCAGAGTTTCACCAAAGAGGTTCCGCTTGGCGAATGGCGTCAGGTGAACTCCATGGCGCGAAAAATGTATTGGAATGTCGGGTTGGTTAATCATGCCATCGACTCACGGGCGATGATGACCATTGGCAAGGCGATGAGGCCCATCTTCCAAGGCGCAAACAAGGAGTGGGGCGCATTGGCCGAGGCTTGGCTAAACGACTGGTTTCAAATCTGCTACGTTGACGGAATGTCTTGGTGGGATGGTTTGTTTCTTGAGTCCGTAGCCATCGACCGTGACGGTGATGCGCTCACGATTTTGACGACCTCGGAGAGCGGGTTCCCACAGCTTCAGATCGTGCCGTGGCACCAAATCGGATCGCGTGATTCAACGATTCCGCTTGTCATCAAGGACGGCGCTTACGCTGGCTACCGTGAGGACAACGGCGTAATCCTGAACAGTTCAGGTCGTGCGATTGCGTACCGCATTCTTGGTGAAACGATGGATCAGGACCGCATTGTATCCGCTCAGAGCGCCATGCTGACCCGCGATCATCGCGAGATCGGACAGGTGCGCGGGATCAGTGGATTGGCGCCGGCAATCATGGGCTTGCGGTCGCTCAAAGAGTTGGGCGATGACATCCGATTTGCCGTCAACGCTCACGCAAAACTGACGTTCATCGTCAACAACGAACAAGGCATGGCTGATCCTGCCGACCCTGCTTACGCGCTGGCCGACAACGGGTCATTTAATCAGAGCAACAACATCCGCATGGAGCAGATGCAAGGCGGCATGGTGCAATACATGCGTGCCAATGCTGGTGAGAGCATCAAGGCGTTCGAGACTAATTTCCCCTCAGAAGCACAAGACAGATTACAGGAGCGCATCATCCGCGACGCACTGCTGGCGATGGGCTGGCCTCCAGAACTCGGTTGGGACATGAGCAAACTCGGTGGCGCGTCCGCTCGGATCATGCTGGAGATGGCAAACCGATCTATCACAGACCGGCACCAGTACCTCTCGCAATTCTGCAAACGACGTTGTGCGTTTGCCATCGCTCGGGCCGTTGAAATGGGCCTGCTGCCCCGCTATACCGGCCCAGACGCCGCCCGAGGTGGAGCGTACCAGTTCCGATTCAGTGCGCCGCCTCTGCTCACCGCTGATGCTGGCTATGCTTCCCGTGATGCCATCGAAGCCTATCGTGCCGGAATGCGTTCCATGACTGACATTCTTAGCGCCGGCGGAATGACGCTCGATCAGCATTTGGATGAAGTTGAAAAGGAAGAGATTGAGATCCGTAAACGGATGGAACGTTCCGGGCTTCCTCGCTCGGTGTTCGGCATTCTCACTCCAAACGGCCAACCTCAGGACATGGTGCCGACTCCCTAATTTATGAGCTTTTCCCGCATTCTCTCCCGAGTTTACCACGAACCCTGGTTCATTACCTCCGGTGGATTTCAGGTCGTCGACCGTCTCATCAAATCTCGCCTAGCCCGCTCCAATGGCGACGACGGCGAGATGGACATGAGCATGTTCATCAATCCGCGAGAACCGATGGAGATCGACCCAAACGGCATTGCGCACATTCATATCTGCGGCACGTTGGCAAAGGGCATTTCGGAGATCGAAAAATGCTGCGGTGCTACCGATTACGAAGACGTAGAGGACGAGCTGGAAGAAGCAATGAAAGCCAACGTGCGCGGCATCTGGCTTGAAATTGATTCGCCCGGTGGGGCATGTACTGGAAATAGTGAAGTGGCCGACATGCTTCAAGGCATTTCCTCCAAGATTCCAACACTGGCATGGACTGATGGAATGGCTTGCAGCGCAGCGTATAACATTGCGTGCAGCGCTCGCGAGATTTGGGCGTCACCGAGTGCTACACTCGGCAGCATTGGGGCGATTATTCCGTGGGTAGATCAGTCCGCGATGTGGGCCGATGAGGGCCTTGAATGGGCTCCGATCACCAACACTGAAGGTGACCTCAAGGGGGCCATGTCTGGGCCATCGCTAACCGCAGCGCAAGCCGCTTCATTGCAGGAGCTTGTGCAGGATAATTTCAACCTCTTCAAAGCCAACGTGCTGCGCAACCGCAATGTCGCACCTGAGTCGATGCGGGGACAGTGTTTCCTCGCTGGTCGCGCTTTGCAGAATAAGCTGATTGACAAAGTATCGACGGAAGAGTTAGCTTTTGCGCGTCTAGTTTCATTGTCTGTTTAGTGTTTCATAGTAGTGACGCCCGCAGGGTTAATCCTCTGCGGGCGTTTTGCTTTTTATGCTTAGGGGTATATGGATCGCCCCGATACCCTAGCCTCCGCGCTTGAAGCGCTGGACGCTGCACGCGCCGATGTTGCCGCGCTTAACGCACTCGCCGCTGAGCATAGCTCGGTTGTCGAAGCCGTTTCCGCGTTGACTGCTGACAATGAAACCTTAAAGGCTTTCGCCTCCGCTCAACTTGCTCAGATCAGCGAGCTGACGCTGGCACTGGAAGCCGCTCAGGCATCTGCCGAGCATAAAGCCAACGCAGTGATCGCCAACCTTGGCGTTCCTGCCGTGCCGGTGACGCCTGAAGCGCCTGCACCAAAAACATCTTCAGAACTGTGGGCTGAGTACAACAGCTTACCGATCGAAGCTAGAAACGAATTTTATGCGAAGAATCGCGCAACCCTCAATCAGTAGTAACTTAAACAAAATCAACAACTTATGAGCAATACAATCGCAGGTGTAAATCTTGCCGCAGTATCTCAGGAATCACTTCCTGCACTTCAAGCCCTATTCGCATCACTCGGTGCATGCACGACAGATTTCTCTACCGAGATCGCTGATCGTGGTGCATCTATCACGACCCGTTATCCTGTAAACGTTACCGCGCAGGATCTTAGCCTCGGATTCATTCGCACTGGCGTTGAGACCGTTGCTAAGACGATCACGCTGAACCAGTACCCGGGGTTCGTGTATGGTTTCAACGATTTGGAGCGTTCCAAATCTTCGATCAATTTGAACGACCTGTTCATCAATCCCGCAATGACCGCACTCGGAAAGTCCGTGTTCGGCACTGTCTGGAATCTGGTGACCTCTTCCAACTTTGATTCCGTCGGGATCAACGCTGGAAACTTCGATCGTTCTGACCTCGCTGATCTCTCCGCTCGTTTGACGAGTCAGGGAATGCCGACCGAAGGCCGTGCGGTTCTGTTGAATCCTACGTATTTCGCTTCCTTGGTGAAGAGCCTGAACACTGCAGAATTCCCCGGATTCATCCGTGAAAAGGCTGAAGGTTTTATTCCTCGCGTTGCAGGGTTTGATGTTTATCAGTCGTCCGAATGCGACGCAAACGGGCAGGGCCTCGGTGGCTTCGCTTTCCATAAGAGCGCGCTGCTGTTTGCTTCCCGTCGCGTTAATGCTGACGGTGCCGCTGAAATGGGGGCACAAATTGCTGATGTGGTTATCCCTCAGCTTAACCTCCCCATCCAGATGCGTCGCTTCTACGACGTTAACACGGCAGAACTTGTCTACTCCGTTGGTTTGCTCTTCGGAGCAACCGCGGGCCGCGTTGAAGCTGGCGTGCGCATCGTCGCTGAATAGTTAATCGCGGGGGAGAGGGTTTCGGCTCTCTCCCCTGCAACCATTTTCCAAAGATGTCTAAAAAATTGACCATCGTCACCGTTGACTACGTTGTTGCGTGCGTCGCTGATACGTTCTCAGAGGCCCTCACCTTTTACAAAAACTTCACGGGCTCGGGGAAAATTCAGCTTCATGTTCTCGACCGTCCAGAACGCGAGAAACGCATCAAATCTGGTGTAATTGCGGAACCTGAGATCGAAACGCCGACAAAGAAACGCCGATGAGTGATTGGTTCTCCATCGCAGCAGATGCCACAGATCAAGCTCTAGCCATTATGGGCGAAGAGTTTGTATATCAAGGGCAGACGTGGCGAGGGGTTATCAACCAAACCGATACTCATGAAGTGCTCGGAATTGGTGGCTTTGAGACGCATTTGGTTTGCTCCATCGTAATTCAGAAGCGTGGTTTTCCTGAACCCGTAAAGGGCGAAAAAATCACGATTCAAGGATCACCTGCGCGCATCATCAAAATCGCAGAGCACCCAGTAAGTTGGACTCTGTACCTGGAGGACGTCTCGCGATGAGTCTGGACTTGGCAATGTGTGAAGCCATCCGTGGCAGCTTACAAACGGCGTTTCCTGACGTTTACGTGGGGCTCCCGCATGACGCTGGCAGAATCACGATGCCGGCCATCCTTTTAAACCTTCAGGGAAACTCACTGCTCAACTCACCGCTGTGGACCGGAACGCTCACGATTGGCATCGGGCAACAGGCCGACGATACGACAGTTGATCAACACATTGCATTCGTTAAGGAAGTGTCGGATTTCATGGACACTCTTGAAATTGACTCGGATGTGGTGCAAATCTACGGGTTTGTCAGTAAGTCCTCGGACAACGTAAACGAAGAGCGTCATTGGAATACTAATCTAACTTTCACCCTGGGCTACGGCCCTAAACCTTAAAACGCCATGCCTGCAACATTCGGAGTTGATTCAACATTTGGCCTCACGGCCCCAGCTGGTTATCTCCAGTCGTCGGAAGAGACTGTCGAGATCGAGATTGCAACCATCAAAAACGCCATTGGGCGCGTTGTGGAGGCTATCAACAAGCCTCGCAGCACGACGACGGTAAACGTCAAAACCAAGGGCAGTGTCTCACTTGCAAGCGTTTCAAGTGGCGCAGATTTTGGCGGATTGACTGTGACATCCGCGAAATACAGTCAGACAAACGACGACTTTTCTACCTCGGAAGTAACAGGCATCCTTTATCAGTAAAATCACATGAGCACATTTGGAATTACGACAGTATCAGGGGCGCTTATTGAAAGCGTCGACGTTGAGCATAAGGGCGATACTAAACAGCTTATTGACAGCACAGGCGGACACGCTCAGGCCCGGAACGTGGACGACTCTTATACTTTTTCAGTTAAGGGAAAGGGAGATTTGCCTGTAAGCGTTGGATTTACTGGATCACTTCCATCAAACGTTTCCGGAAAGGCGTTTATTACGAAAACGTCAGTCAATCAGACCAACGAAGATTGGCAGGGATTCAGTTACGACGGCGTTTCTTATCCGCACGCCAGCTAAAGATAAAAAAAAGAAATATGTCACTCAAAGCCGGTCAACGCATTGATTTCGTCCGCGACGATTTGCCACCCTTGAAAAGTCCAAACACCGATCTGATCGGCGCATGGCTTAACAGCGGTGGCGAATTGCTTAAAGAAGAGCCGCATTCTCAAACGGTGGAGGATACGCAGTCAGGGCCAAAGATGGTTACGACCTGGCTCGTTAATGGAGACGTAAAAGCCGAGTTCGGATCCGAGCAAATCGACTTTGAAGAATTTCGCAAGCGCTGGCTCTCAGTCGAGTGGTGCCGCGAGAATCCAGAGCATCCGATTTCGTACATGCGGGCGTTTCGCGACAACATGACGAAGCTGAAGGATTGGATCAAAACACAGAAGCCTTCTGTCCTAATCCGCCGAGGGAAACGTGTCGCTGTGATTCATCCAGACCTTCCAGAAGCTCGAAAGAATCAGATCCTCGCTGAATTATGACACCACGAAAGATCGCACACTTAAACCTTTACGATTGGCATTTCACGACGTGGGAAGTGATGATGTCGCTGAACACGTTTGAGCAATCACCGGCACGTCAGGCAGTGGCCGCTGCGTGGATGCAGTCGATGCCAGCAGAGGAACTGTATCAGAAACACGCGGAAGTGGCCGTAGAACGCGAGATTGAACGCTTCCGCATGACTTTCCCTCTATCCGCACTGAACGACGTCATAGACTGGTTTACGTCTCAAACAAAGCAGGTTGAGGAACGCCGCGTGGATGTCATTCCGAGATCAACCTCAACGGAATCTGACGCACCAAAAAACTAATTGCGCCAGAGTTTGGGGATCACCTGATCTTCACTCTGGCATCTAAAACTAGTTGGACCGATGAATACCTCCGATTCAAATTACCGCTCTCGCGAATGCTCAGACTATACCACTGCGCGTTGTACGCAGAGGGGGCATGGACTGTGCCGCTCGGGAAGCCGAAGACTGAGGAATTGTCTAAGCTCGAATCATTTGCTAGACTGTTGAACACCGAGGAAGACAATGAGTGCTAGTGTCCAAATGCAAAACGCTCAGCAGAGATTCAACTCTGCTTTCAGCAAATTGCTGGCACAGTCTAAAAAGTCTACGGACGAACTTTGGGAACAGCAACTGAGCGGGATTGGGCGCAATCTTTTGGCAATCACTCCGCCACTCGGTGGGAAAACTGCATCAATAAAAATCCCTGCGCCGGGAAAAAAATCTCGTGGCGTTGTGGTCAACTTTACAGAAGGAAAGGCCAAAGGCCGATCCACTATAGAGTCAGACATTCAGAGAGCATTTCAGCGCGTCAAAATATCTGAGGGCGATGTTCTCAGCCAATACCTTGCACGCAGGCAGAAGAATAAGCGATTCAATCGACGCGGTGAAAAGATTAACGCAACCGCAGCGGAACGAAACGCAGTTCGCAAAAATCTATTAGCAAGACAGGGGACAACCGAATCAGGCTGGAAAGCAGCAATCTCAAGGCTGAAAATCTCAGGTGTACCGAAATGGATTGTGGATCACGCAAAAGTTCCAAGCACATGTTCGGTGAATGATGGCAAAACTGGAAAATATTCTTTTGAGGCAGTGAACGGCACAAACCATACATCCTCTAGCAAGATTGAAGGACGCATCGCGATTGCAATCAACATGCAAGCTGGGAGCATTGAAAGATGGCTCAAGTCGTATAACGAAAAACTTGGAAACGATCTTCTTAAATGATTACAGCCGCACTCGGTCTCGATGTATCAGCGTGGAACAAAGGCATTTCCGACGCAAAAGCGGGCATTGGCTCAATGGTTGCCAGTCCTATTTTTGCAGTTTTGGCTGCTGCTGCTACTGTAGCTGGCGTTGCCATCACTGGCATGTACAAGGCCATGCAGGCCGGTGGAGAGCTGGTTGATCTATCCGCACAAACCGGCATCGCAATCGACAAACTAGCAGTCCTTCAAGAAGCATTCACGCAGGCAGGACTTGCAGCATCTGATATTCAGCCGAAGGTTTCAAAACTTCAAAAAGCCATCGCAGGCATTGGGCAGGATGGCGCATCAGCTATCACGAAATTTGGCATCAGCATTGCCGATCTTCAAGGGTTGTCACCAGATGAGCAGCTGAAAGCCATTGGAGACAGAATCATGGAAATCGAAGACCCTGCCAGACGCGCAGCGGCATCAATGGAGATTTTTGGTAGGTCTGGAGCAAAAATGCTTTCGCTATTCACGTCTGGTGGCATGGAAGAAATTGCACGCAAGGTTGGGACACAGGCGCAACTTTTGAGAGAAAATGCCGGTGTATTTGACAGTGTCACCGACAACATCGGAATGGCTGGAAATAAAATGCAGGGCTTTTTTGTGGGGATGGCTTCCCGCGTCGTGCCGCAATTAGCTGATGCTATTGACCGCATGGCACAGATTGACCTTGCGCCTATTGGAGAGAGTTTGGGAGAAGGGATTGCCATTTCAATCGAGCTGATTGATCGAATGTTTAAGAAGTTTGAGGAATTCACTGCCATCACTGG